TAACTATGGGACTTTACTTACAGCAACCGTTGAGGGAGACACGCTACGAGTAATCTCAGATGACTTGGTAGTACAAGCGAGTTACAAGCTTTCAAGCAACTTATACTTTTTTGGTGTTACAAAGACTGTAACCTCTATCAGTACAGAGTCTGGGCCGATAACACAAAACCCCCTGACTATAAATAGAATATCTACACCAATTTTCGGATGGAACTCAGTTGTTCAGCCTACGGCTGCTATAGTAGGTTCTAATAGAGAAACTGATTCTGTATTAAGGCAAAGATTTTCTTATGGTAAGTTTACAAGGGGCTCTAATATTCTTGAAGCACTCTATTCAGACCTTATATCACTTGACAACGTTAAGGAACTTGTAATCTACGAAAACGTTACAGACGTAGTAGATAACATGGGCATACCGCCCCACACCTTCATGGTTCTTATTCGTGGTGGGCTTGAACAAGAGATTGCAGAGTTAATCTGGGCAAACCGACCCGCTGGTATTAGAACTCATGGTAATACTTTCTACCTTATTAAAGACATCTTTGGAAACCTAAAGGAAGTTTACTTTCAAAGGCCTAGGTTCGTAGATATCTTTGTTACACTAGAAGTCAGTGTAGATGATAACTTTCCGCCAGATGGTGTTGAACAAATAAGGGCGGCTCTCTTCGACTACATTAAGTCAAATGCCGTTGTAGGTAAGGGGACAACTTACTCTAGGTTATACACACCAATAAACTCCGTTGCTGGCCATCAGGTTGACTCCCTGTTTCTTGGGTTGTCTGCAAACCCTACAGGCACTGGCAACGTAACCATAGATTACGATGAACTGGTTAAACTAGAAATAGGCAATATCGAGGTAAACGCGGTATGATTAAACAAATACCCATCGCCACCTTCATAGGTGAGGTTAACCCCTTTAATATGGTGGACTACAAGGCGGAAGTGGTTGAGTTGTCTACGGTCCAGTTTAAGAATAGGATTATTTTTAACAGATACCTAGACTTACTAATAACAGGCCAAGTTGAGTTGCAAGTTGTTTTAAAAGACTTAATGCAAAACCGAAGCCTAGATAGTGCTATAGGCGCTCAGTTGGATGTTATTGGAAGAATAGTTGGTCAACCTAGACAACTATTCGACAGTGTTATCATAAGGTACTTTGGTTTTGCTGGTACGTCTGGTGCGTCCCCCTACAAGTCTAACTCGAATACAACAAGAACTTTTGGCCCTTGGAAAAGCGTTAAAGAGTCTTTACTTGGTTTTCGGGAGTTAAACGACGAAGAATATAGAAGGCTTATTAAGCTTAAGATTATAAAGAACACATCCAGCGCAAATATAACAGCACTCAATGATGGTGCTAGAATACTCTTTGGTGTTGACAATATAGACTATCAAGAAGATGTACCTTTAGACTACCTAGAGGGTGCGGCTGTAACAATAGGTATAGGCCGTGACTACAACGACCCAGAAAAAGCAGCATTCTCTGGCTTGGACGAAATAACCTTAGCAGAGAAATTTTTAAATCGACCTCTAGGCGTTGCCATCTACTACCAAGAACCTCTAACATTCTTTGCTAACTTCGTTAAACAAAGATACCAAAAATTTGTTTTTGGTTTTAGTGGTCTGACGCTAGTTCCTTTTGAAACTATGTTTACATTTACTAGGCCTTACACAGAAACCTACACAGGCTCTACAGGAGCTGTAGAGACAGCCGCCATAGACGAACCTAGGTTTAGTTATACTAGTGATACCCTAGAGCCTGTAGGCCTTCTAATCGGGGATGACGAGGTGTTGACACACACTTGGGGGCTAGAGTTAAACGACTCACAAGGAACTTTTAGAGTAGAACTCGAAAGTTACAACACAAGTGCTACCGAAGTCGTTATGGTTCTTGAGGGGAACGGCTTTAAGATGGTTCTGTTTAGGCAGGACACATACTGGAAGCTTAGAGTAGAAGAAGGTGCAACAGACAATTACGAGATGGTTACACTAGCCACAGACGACAATATTATTGTTAACATATCCTACACGCCAAACGGTGTTTACTTCCTTGTGGATTCTATCGAAAGATTTTTACCTTTTGAGTATGTCTACAACGCGACTAACCTGAGAGGGTTTGATATGGTTGTTGGTGGAGACTTCTTAAACAACTCTGGGGTAACTTACGACCACTTTAACGGTGCTTTAAAAACCATAGGTTACTTAAGACCTTACATAGGTAAAAACGAGAAAGCTGTTGTAGATGGGATGCAAATAACAACAGAAGACTATGAAAGAATTCTTAATGAGTTTGGCGAGGCCTTAAACAACATAATTTAAGGGAGTAGAAAGATGGCTGACGAGATTACAGTAAAAATTAGTGAGCTCCCCGGTGCAGGTGTTCTGACAGGGATTGAGTTGGTTCCACTAGTACAGGACGGAGTAACAAAAACACGTTCCATACAAAATATTGTAAGTGAGGGCGTCTTAAAGTTTCATACAGACGCCAGCGATCCTCACGACCAATATGCTTTTAGAGTATTAAATAACCTCTCAGCTACAACAGACCCGTCAGCAAACAATGATTCTTCTGAGGGGTACGCGGTTTTATCTCGTTGGGTAAACATATCCACTGCAGAGGTTTGGTTGTGTGTTGGCAGCGAGGTAGGCAACGCTAACTGGCAGACAGCTACCTTATCTATATCAGACTTAGGTTCTGCTGCCGTTGCTAATACGGGTGCTGGTAACGGTTTGGATGCAGATTTACTTGATGGTAAACAGGGTACATTCTACCTAGACCGTAGCTCGCACACAGGTACACAACCTGCCTCCACTATAACAGGTCTAGCTGATGCTGCTACAACAACAGTAAGCACAATACGCGCAGGTACAACTAAAGGTAATGTTGGTTTATCTGCTGTTGATAACTACTCACGCGCTCATTACGATGGACGTTATTTAGCAACAAATGCTAAAGCTTCTGATTCTGATAATCTTGATGGCTTGAACAGTTCACAGTTTTCTCGGGTAACTAGCCGTTCTAATGCACGTGTTGGACCCGGCTGGGTAACTGTTGCCCAGAACACTAGCTCAAGATATTACGGTGAAGTGTATGTAACTGACGGTGAAAGCGGTGATCACTCGTTTATTCGCATATTTTGGATGCGTAGCTATAATGACTCAGATTTCGTCATAAAGACTGTAGGTGGGCATTCTCCAAGAATTACAGCAGTACGTGTTCTTCGTGATGGGAATACAACGTACGGTAATAAAAAATTACAGATATACGTGACAACGTCTTCTGACTATCACGTAGCTGTTTTGAGTCCAATGAACATTGCAAATTACGGCGTCCACTCTGTAGTACAACCAGTAGTTCAAAACAGTATCAGTGGGTATACAGAACAAGGAAAAATAGACGGTTTAGAATCAGCTTCTTTTGGTACCCAAAAAGAAATCAGAGTAGGTACTAACACTGTCTGGCATTCTGGCAACTTTGATCCAAATGACAAAGCTAACACAACCGGTACATACGCATTACGAGCTACAGGTACAACAAAAAGTGACGTTGGTTTATCTAACGTTGGTAATTATTCAAGAGCTCATTTTGATAGCAGGTACTTAGCAGCAGCAGCAAAAGCTGTTGATAGTAATAAACTTGATGGGTTGGATAGTAGCCAGTTTTTGAGAAGTGATGCTAATGATACTAAGAGTGGTACTCTTACTTTCTACCGCGCCAATGCATCTGGTGACACTATTAAGATTAATAATACTAGGTCAAGTAGTTGGCCTCTTATTATAAGATCAGATGGAGTTGGTAATGACAACCCTTCGGGATTTTGGCTAGGTTCTAACGGTTATCCTGATATGCGTTTGAGAAAACATAATAGTACTGTTACTGCGCTTATATCTTCATGGGAAAAGAGTTATGTATCAAACGGGTTTGATGTTACTGGTGATCTTGATGCAAGCGGTAGGATAACATCAGGTAATGGTATCGAAGTCGCAGGAAGTGTAGATCACCCATACAACGGTGTAAGGTCTGTTACTGATAATAACGGTCACCTAATGCTAGATAGCAATGGTGGTAATCTTTACCTGAATTGGCATGACGGTGGTGATGTTCGTATAGGCGGTGCTTCAAGTAGGATAGAGCTTGATGCAGATACCTACCTAGATTCAGGTAAAACCATACATGGTGATGGTTCTGGTTTAACAGGTACTGCACCACTTAGGGCAACGGGTACAACTAAAGCTGATGTAGGTCTTAGTGCAGTTCGTAACGTAGATGCTTATAGTAAGGGTGAAAGTAACAGTCGTTACTTGACGACAAACGGTAAAGCTGCTGATTCTAATAAACTTGATGGTTTGGACAGTTCAGAGTTTTTGAAAAGCAATAAAGATATTGAAGTTGTTAAAAGTAACCCATGGTTAACACTTGATAGTAGTAGTAGTGGATCAAACGGTGTTGATCAAGGTGCAGGAATATCTATAGGAGAAAGTGGTAAAAAAGGCAGTGCAGTACTCCACATGACATACACCGGAGATGGTATAAGTCGTATTGGAATGGGTAGTGTTGATGCTTCAGGAATACCTGCATATACTGTTATGCGTATGTATTATCAGAGTAAAAATGTAAATTTTGAAGGTAACGTTACAGCTTCAGGTAACATCACTGCTTACTCAGATAAAAGACTAAAAAAAGACCTTGTAGTAATTCCGACAGCTACTGACAAAGTGAAGCAGCTTGCAGGTTACACGTACACCAATATTAACAATGGTTCAAGAAATACTGGTGTGGTAGCACAGGAAGTTCAAAAAGTATTACCTGAAGCAGTCCATGAAGACGATGATGGCATGTTATCTGTTGCTTACGGAAACATGGTTGGGCTGTTGATTG